AGGTTTAGATACTACGATTGACTGGAAGAACACAGGTGACAACAGTTATGATGGTGAAAAGCTTTCACTACTAGTACACGATGAGAGTGGTAAATGGGAACGACCAGATAACATACTCAACAATTGGCGAGTTACAAAAACTTGTCTTAGACTAGGTAGTAGAGTTATAGGTAAGTGCATGATGGGATCAACATCTAACGCTCTAGACAAAGGAGGTAATAATTTTAAAAAGCTGTACGGCGACAGCGATGTAACTAAAAGAAACAAAAATGGTCAAACAAAGTCTGGTTTATATTCTTTGTTTGTCCCAATGGAATGGAACTTTGAAGGATTTATTGATGAGTTTGGACAGCCAGTGTTTAGAACTCCAAGCGAAGAGTGTTATGGACCAGACGGTGAACTAATAGAAATAGGCGTCGTAGATCATTGGCAAAACGAAGTTGATGGTTTAAAAGAAGATCAAGATGGTTTAAATGAATTTTATCGTCAGTTTCCCAGAACAACGGAGCATGCTTTTAGAGATGAAACAAAAAACAGTATATTTAACTTAGTTAAAATATACGAGCAAATAGATTACAATGAAGGTATTGGAAGTTCAGCCGTGGTTAACACAGGTAATTTTCAGTGGGCTAATGGAGTTAAGGATTCAAATGTAATATTTTATCCAGATCCAAAAGGTAGGTTTAAAATAAGTTGGACACCACAGCCACATCTTCAAAACAAAATAATAATTAAGAACGGAATAAAATATCCAGGAAATGAACACATGGGTGCCTTTGGCTGCGATAGCTATGATATTAGTGGTACAGTGGATGGTAGAGGATCCAACGGATCTCTTCATGGATTAACCAAGTTCTCGATGGAAGACGCGCCTGCTAACGCTTTCTTTTTAGAATATATAGCAAGACCACAGACCGCTGAAATGTTTTTTGAAGACGTATTGATGGCATGCGTATTTTACGGTATGCCAATACTAGCGGAAAACAATAAACCTAGATTACTGTACTACATGCGGAGAAGAGGCTATAGAGGATTTAGTATGAACAGACCTGACAAGAGTTGGAATAAATTGAGTGTAGCGGAAAAAGAGATTGGTGGAATACCAAACTCTAGTGAGGATATTAAGCAAGCTCACGCTGCTGCAATTGAAATGTATATACAAGCCCACGTTGGTCATTTAGGAGAAGGAAACTACGGTAATATGTACTTCAGTGAAACGCTCAATGACTGGTCTAAGTTTGACATAAATAAAAGAACAAAGTTTGATGCTGCTATAAGTTCTGGACTAGCCGTTATGGCCTGCAACAGACACTTGTACGCCCCAAACGCAGTAGTACAAAAACCAAAATTAAGCATAAATATATCGAGGTACGACAACAAAGGCGGTAACTCTAAAATAATACAAAATTAAATATGGCTGAATCAATTTATAGTAGTAGCTTTCCTAGTCAAGTAGTTAGTGACTTAGAAAAAATAAGTTTTGAGTACGGTTTAAAAGTTGCTAAAGCTATTGAGCAAGAGTGGTTTGGTACAAACTACCAGAACAACAAGTATCAAAGCAACAAAGGAGAGTACCACAAGAGAAGACTTTATGCCCGTGGAGAACAGTCTATACAAAAGTATAAAGATGAACTATCTATAAACGGTGACTTAAGCTACTTAAACTTAGACTGGAAGCCAGTTCCAATTATACCCAAGTTTGTTGATATTGTAGTTAATGGTATAGCTGAAAGAACATACGATGTAAAAGCTTTTTCTCAAGATCCATTCGGTGTAGTAAAAAGAACCGAGTACATGGAGTCTATACTTAAGGACATGCAAACTAAAGATCTTACTAAGTTCGCACAGAAAGAATTAGGTGTTAATACCTTTGAGAATGATGAAGCTCAATTGCCAGAGACAGAAGAAGAGTTAGCACTACACATGCAACTTACTTACAAGCAGGCCGTTGAGATAGCAGAAGAGCAAGCTATAAACGTATTGCTAGAAGGCAACAATTACGAATTGATAAAGAAAAGATTCTTTTATGACTTAACAGTCTTAGGAATAGGCGCTGTAAAGACAGGCTTTAACAACTCTGAAGGTGTTACTATTGATTACGTGGACCCAGCAAATTTAGTTTATTCACATACGGATTCACCTTATTTTGAAGATGTATACTACGTTGGCGAGGTAAAGCAAATACCTGTTAACGAACTAGTAAAGCAATTTCCACACATTATGCCAGAAGAACTGGAAGACATAATGAAACAAGCTAAAACTTATAGTGGTAGAAACAACAGAGGTTACGCAGCTGGAAGAAGAGAGAAAGACGCCAACAAAGTAGATATACTTTATTTTAACTACAAAACTTATATGAACGAAGTTTACAAAGTTAAGACCGTATCTACAGGTGCTGACAAAGCTATTGAAAAAGATGACACTTTTAATCCACCTGAAGAAAAGCAAGGAGAGTACGAGAGATTATTAAGATCAGTAGAGTGCTTGTACGAAGGAGCTATGATACTAGGTACAGACAAGCTCATAAAATGGGAAATGTCTAAAAACATGATGAGACCTAAGAGTGACTTTACTAAAGTAAAAATGAACTACTCTATAGTTGCGCCTAGAATGTACAATGGATCAATAGAGTCTATAGTGAGCAGAATAACTGGTTTTGCTGATATGATACAATTAACCCACCTAAAACTACAGCAAGTAATGTCTAGACTAGTTCCAGACGGAGTTTATCTAGATGCTGATGGTTTAGCTGAAATAGACTTGGGTAACGGTACAAACTACAGTCCACAAGAAGCTTTAAATATGTTTTTCCAAACTGGTTCCGTTATTGGTAGATCATTCACTTCGGATGGTGATATGAACCCAGGAAAAATACCGATACAAGAAATACAGTCTGGCTCTGGTGGGCAGAAAATGCAAAGCTTAATAGCTACATACAACTACTACTTACAAATGATAAGAGACACAACCGGGCTAAACGAAGCTAGAGACGGTAGCTTGCCAGACAAAAGTGCTTTAGTTGGTGTTCAAAAGCTAGCGGCGGCTAACTCAAACGTTGCAACAAGACACATTCTTCAAGCTGGCTTATTTTTAACAGCTGAAACAGCAGAGTGTTTATCACTTAGAATATCTGATATACTAGAATATTCACCTACTAAAAATGCCTTTATACAAAGTGTAGGAGCACAAAACGTAGGTGTACTAGAGTCTATGTCTGAACTTCACCTGTACGACTTTGGTATATTCATAGACTTAGCTCCAGATGAAGAAGAAAAACAAATGCTGGAAAACAACATTCAAGTTGCACTCGCTAACAAGTTAATTGACTTGGAAGATGCTATTGATTTAAGATCTATAAAGAACGTTAAGCTTGCTAATCAAATGCTTAAGATTAGAAGAAAGAAAAAAGGACAAAGAGATCAGATTATGCAGCAGCAGAATATACAAGCACAATCACAGGCTAATGCACAGGCTCAACAAGCCGCTGCTCAAGGTGAAATTCAAAAACAACAAGCGATGACTACTTCGCAACTGGAATTAGAAACTGGTAAAAATGATTTAAAAATCAAATATCTAGCTGCAGAACAAGAGGCTAAAAAAGAGCTAATGGAGCAAGAATACATAATGAACTATAGTCTTAAGAAGTTAGAAACTCAAAATCTGCTTTCAAGAGAAGTTGAAAGAGAAGATAGAAAAGACTCAAGAACAAAAATACAAGCATCTCAACAATCGGAGATGATAGACCAAAGATTAAAAAACAAACCACCTAAAAACTTTGAAGGAGCGAGTAATAGTTCTTTTGAGGGGTTACCATTCTAAGTAATAACTAATTATATAATATTTTATCATAGAACAAGAAGAAAAAAAAGTAGTCGAAGAGGTTACACAACCGGTTGAAAAAGCTCCGGAGCAAAAAGTAGATGAGTCAAAGTTTCAATCAGCTGGAGATCCAAACGTCATTAAAGTTGATTTGACAGCTAAAAAAGAAGAGGTAGAAGAACCCGCTAGAGTGGTAGAGGTTACTGAAGCTCCAGAAGACAAGGTAGTAGAAGCTGTAGAGCTAGCTAAGCAAGTTGTAGAGCCTATTGCAGAGCAAACAACTAGTGTAGACTTGCCAGACAACGTTAATAACTTATTAAAGTTTATGGACGAAACTGGTGGAGACATAAACGACTACGTTAGATTAAATGTAAACGTTGAAGAGATGGACAACATGACCGCTCTTCAAGAGTACTATAAAAAAACAAAGCCTCACTTAGACATGGAGGAAATAGATTTCTTAATGGATGATCAGTTTTCTTATGATGAAGACATGGATGAATCCACAGAGATAAAAAGAAAAAAATTAGCGTTAAAAGAGCAAGTTGCCAATGCTAAGACCTATTTAGACGGGGAAAAGTCTAAGTATTATGACGAAATAAAAGCTGGTTCTAAGCTTACGCCAGAGGCGCAAAAGGCAATGGACTTTTTTAATCGTTATCAAAATGAATCGAAAGAGCAAGAGGCTGAACAAGAGCGTCAAACTGAAAACTTTCAACAAAAGACTGATTCAGTCTTCACTGACAAATTCGAAGGTTTCGAATACGAAGTTGGTGACAAGAAGTTTAGGTTTAACGTTAATGATGTAGAAAAGGTTAAAACAACTCAAAGCGACATTAATAATTTTATAGGGAAGTTCCTAGATGAAAATAATCAAATGTCAGATGCTAAAGGTTATCACAAGTCTTTATTTACAGCTATGAATTCAGATGCTATTGCTAATCACTTCTACGAGCAAGGTAGAGCTGACGCTTTAAAAAACAGTATTGCTAATAGCAAGAATGTAGATATGAAGCCAAGACAGTCTCACCCAGAAGTTGAAGTTGGAGGCACTAAGTATAGAGTTTTACAAGGTGAAGGTTCTAGAGATTTTAAAGTTAAACTCAAAAGAAAATAATTATTAACCCATTTAAAACAAATTAAAAATGGCAATATCAAGTTACGGATCAGGTGTTACGGCACCTGCTCCAATTCAAGCTGCACTATCAACTAACTACATCGACTTCGCGACGGGTAGTGGTGTTGACTGGTCACAACAATTTTTACCAGACCTAATTGAGCAAGAAGCTGAGATTTTTGGAAACAGAACTATCTCAGGGTTTTTATCTCAAGTAGGGGCTGAAGAAGGTATGACTTCTGATCAAGTTATTTGGTCTGAACAAGGTAGACTACACTTATCTTACACTGCTGTTGTTGGAGGTACTGCATCTAACGGTGTCATTACTATTCAAAACGACGTAGACGGCAACTCAATTGGCGCTAGCCACGGTATTCGTGTAGGTGACACTGTTTTACTAGCTAAAGAAGGTACTACAATAAGAGGTTACGTATCTGTAGCTGACGCTGCTAGTGCTTCTGTTACTGTTCTTCCTTACGCTGCTGCAAATTTAAGCACTGCTTTTGGAAACACAGATGCTATCCGCGTTTTAGTATTTGGTTCTGAGCACTCTAAAGGTACTGAGGGAAAAACTAGAGGTAATAAGCCACAGTTTAAGTCTCACACTAACAAGCCAATCATCATAAAAGATTTATACGAAGTATCAGGATCTGATGCATCTCAAATCGGTTGGGTTGAAGTTTCAGGTGAAGAAGGACAGTCAGGTTACATGTGGTACTTAAAGGCTGAAGGCGACACGAGAGCTCGTTACTCTGATTACTTAGAGATGAGTATGATGGAAGCTGAAAAAGGCGATGGTACTAACTCTGTTATTAACGATGCTACTGGTGGTTTAGGATTAACTTCTGCTGACAACAACGTTGGTACTCAAGGTTTGTTCTCTGCTATCACTACAAGAGGTCACGTTACAACTGGTGTTACTGGTGTTAACGCTGCTACTGATTTAGCTGAATTTGACGCTATCTTAGCTAAGTTTGACGAGAACGGTGCTATTGAAGAGAACATGTTATTTGTTGACAGATCTACTAGCTTAGCTATGGACGATATGTTAGCTTCTATGAACTCTTACGGTGCTGGTGGTACATCTTACGGTGTATTTAACAACTCTGAAGATATGGCTTTAAACTTAGGTTTCTCTGGATTCCGTAGAGGTTCTTACGACTTTTACAAAACAGACATGAAGTACTTAAACGACAAGTCTACTCGTGGATTCATCAATGGAATAAATACTGCTGGAGCAATTCGTGGTATGGTTATCCCTGCTGGTGTATCTTCTGTGTATGACCAAACTTTAGGTAAAAACCTAAAGCGTCCGTTCTTACACGTGCGTTACAGAGCTTCTCAAATGGAAGATCGTAGATTAAAAACTTGGATCACTGGATCTGTTGGCGGAAACGTTACATCTGATCTTGATGCAATGCAAGTAAACTACTTATCTGAAAGATGTTTAGTTGTTCAAGGTGCTAACAACTTCATGTTAATGAAGTAAGCATATTTATTAACTACCCTGCCTTCGGGTGGGGTAGTTTTTTTATTAATTTTTATTATATTATATCATGGCTAAAAAGCAAACAAAAAATAAAGAGGCAGACTTACCTCAACCTACAGCATCAAACGAGATGCAACAAGTAGTTATAGAAAAAAAACCAGCAAACAGCTGGGAGATTAAAGATAGGTATTATTACCTAAAAAACGGTGTGTCGCCGTTAACGTATACAATAAGAGGTGCTAATATCTTTTATTTTGATCAAGAGAAAGGATACGAAAGAGAGCTAAAGGTTACAACAAATCAAAGAACTCCTTTTGTTGACGAGTTTAAAGGTGATGCAAGACTAGAACATATTGTTTTTGAAAATGGAGCTCTGTTTGTTCCTAAGAACAAGACAGTTCTTCAAAAGCTATTATCAATCTATCATCCTCACAAGGATGTTTTATATGAAGAGCACAAGCCTATTGAAGAGGCGGCTAGTCACGTTGATTGGTTAGAGTTTGAAGCTAAGGCTATGATTGTGGCATTAGATTTAGATATTGAAATGGCAGAAGCTGTTATGCGTGTAGAGAAAGGATCTGAAGTAACAGGGATGAGTTCTAAGGAGCTGAGAAGAGATTTACTAGTATTTGCAAAGCAAAATCCTAAACTGTTCTTAGAGTTAGTTACAGATGAAAATGTTGCGCTTAGAAACTTTGGGATTAAAGCTGCTGAGTTAGGAGTAATTAGATTATCTTCTGACCAACGCTATTTCACTTGGGCATCTAACGACAGAAAGTTAATGACAGTGCCATTTGACGAGCACCCATATTCGGCGCTAGCACAGTGGTTTAAGACTGATGAAGGAATGGAGATTTACTCCAACATTGAAAAGCGATTAAATTCGTAACAACCCATGTAGTAGAGCAGCCACTCTTCGGGGTGGTTGCTAAACTATAAAAATATAAAATATGGCAATTAGTGTAGATACTGTATATCAAAGAGTTTTGGCTATTGCCAACAAAGAACAACGAGGATTTATAACTCCTCAAGAATTTAACCTATTTGCCAATCAAGCTCAAATGGATATATTTGAAAAATATTTCTATGACTTGAAGCAATTTGATCAGGTTCACGGTAACGATACTGGCCACTCAGATATTGTTATGTTTATTCAAGAAAAATTGTCAGAGTTTGAAGTGCACGACACGGCTGTAGCTAGTGGTACAACGCTGCCTCTTGACTTATATAGAATATCAAGCTTGTATTACACTTCAAGTGACAACGAGATATTTCCTATAGAAAAAATAACTAAAAAAGAGCTTCACTCGTATAGAGTATCGCCTCTACCTATAGTAACGAAATCTAGGCCTGTATTTACTCAGAACTCTAGTGGTATAAATTGTTTTGAAAGAATAACTATCACGGGCACTACAGCTATAACTAATAATGTCAAGCTAAACTACTTTAAAAAACCCACTACAGCCTACTGGGGATATGTTGTAGTTCCAAACTCTAGTAATGGCAACGAGTTTGCTTTATTTAATGCGGGCACAGCTGTAGATTTTGACTTACATCCTTCCGAGGAGAATTTATTAGTTTTAAAAACATTAGAATTAGCTGGGTTTGCAATAAAATCAGCTGAAGTAGTTCAAGGAGCTAATACTAAGATAGCTCAAGAAATTCAACAGAAAAAACAATAACAAATGGCAGAATATCCAATTACAACAACAGAGTCGGCTTACTATGGTGGTTCATCATTTGGCGGGTATCAATTCACATCTTTAGATGATATTATTAGCCAGTTTATAATAGCGTATGTTGGTGAAGATAAGATCATAACTAAAATAAAAAGGATGGACGTTTCTTTTCATGCTATGCGTGGACTGCAAGAGCTAAGCTTTGACACTTTTAAATCTGTAAAAGCTATAGAGTTAAAATGTCCTGCAACTCTGCAAATAACACTTCCTCAAGACTACGTTAATTATGTTAAGCTAAGTTGGGCAGACGGAAATGGTATTGAGCATGTCTTATATCCAGCTATAAAAACTAGTAATCCTAGAAACCCAAAGCAAAATGCTGACGGTAGTTTTGACTTTGATCACAATAATGATGGTGACACAAGTGATTCTGGAGAAACTGCTTTGGCTTATGAAACAGAGTCAGATATGTGGGATGCTTATAGCGCCTCTGCTGCCACTGAAATAACCCAGCAAGACTTTGACTACGATGATGACGTTTACGATGATGAGCATGGACAGAGGTACGGTATAGATCCAGCGCACGCTCAGATCAACGGATCTTTTTACATAGACGAGCATGTAGGTAAAATACACTTTAGCTCTAACATGTCTGGTAAAACTGTGATACTTAAATACATAAGTGATAGTCTTGGTAGCACTTCAGAAATGAAGGTGCATAAGTTTGCTGAAGAAGCAATGTATAAGTATATAGCTCACGCTATACTTGCAACCAGAGCGAACACTCCAGAATACTTAGTCGGAAGATTTAAGAAAGAAGCTTGGGCTTCTAAGAGAGTTGCTAAGCTAAGACTTTCTAATATTAAGCTGGAAGAAATCACTCAGATATTAAGAGGTAAGTCAAAACACATTAAGCACTAAGTATGCCAGAATTTAAGCGTAATTTTATAAAAGGTCGAATGAATAAAGACCTTGATGAAAGAATTGTACCTCAAGGAGAATATAGAGATGCGTTAAATATACAAGTATCTACTTCTGACGATAGTGACGTTGGCACGGTTCAAAACCTGTGGGGAAACTTTAGATCACCTAAAGTAGGCTTCTATCAAATATACCATAGAACAGGAACTATTACGGCAAGCACTTCTAGATATGTTTACGCCATAAACAGTGATCTTGCTAGTACTGCTGAAACCATTGGTACAGTTGCAGACACAACAAAAGATAAGATATACAACTTTGTTAGAAACGCTTCAGACTTTAGTACAACTTGGCCGCATGTAGGTGTTAGATCAGATGCTATTATAGAATGCGAAACTTTAGATAGAGGTAATGGATTAAGTGGATTCAGACAACCAGTGTTAGTTGATGCTTATAGAGTCCAAAGAGCCGCAGTTAATCTTGGAGCTAGCACTAACATAACTCTGACGGAAACTTCAACGGTGTCGGGCGTAAGCGTAAACGCTGGACTAGTAGGCATAGAGCTGGGTATGACAGTTGACTTAATAAATGAAGCTGGAACTAGCTTTTTGGTTGATGCAAATGGCAACGCTATAAGTAGCCCAGTAGTTGTTACTGGTTTGGGCATTTCAAGTAAAATCGTAACCGTTAGTCAGCAAGTGCTAATCGCAGACAACACTCCATCTCCAGATAATACCGCTTTAGTTTGGGTTTTTGAAAGACCTAGATTTTTAAATTTTCAAGAAGGTATACTACTACCTACTTCAATAGGAGGTTCAGACACTACTTATACTCCTTTTAAAAACATAGTTAATGGTATTGACATAATAGATGGATTTTTGTTCTGGACAGACAACAATAGTGAGCCAAAAAAAATAAAAATAGATAGATTTAGAAAAGGCGGCGTAAGCCCACTATCTACAATAGATGGCCCAGGTGGATTACCAGCGTCGCTAGTTTCTCACACTATTTATCAAACTACAAGATTACTTAGACCTTTAAACAACGCTGAGACTACTTACGCTGGAACTACTACAAATGGAGGATACTCAATTCCCACAAGCACAACACAAAGTGCTACTGTAATGCCAAGTGACATTGTTCAAGAAGAGAACATAACCGTAATAAGAAAAAATCCTTTGAGAGCTCCTACTGTACAAGTAGAAGTTGCAAAGATTAACAAATACAATGTAGATGTTCCGGCTAGTAGCGTTAACTTAACTGGTAAGCAACCTGGCGACGTGTTCACGTTATCGCTTCCGCTAACTGGAGTTCTAGCAAACGCCACAGCATTAGATTTATTTCAGCTTGGCGATTTAGTTACTTTAGTTGGGCTTAGTGGTCAGACGGACGCGGCTTGCCAAGTTCTTATAGAGTCGGTTCACACTATAGCTAGTAGCGTAGCTAGTTTTGAGGTTAGTGTACTTCAAAATGATCTAGACGCTTCTGACTTATCCGCTGGAGTAATCCCTAACACTGGCACTAGTTTTACAGGCGCTTGTACTTTTAAAGCCACTTTAGGTGATGGAATAGGAGCTGGTGCTAAGCAAAAGACTATATATGCAGGCGCTTTTCCTAGATTTGCAACAAGATGGAAGTATGTTGACGGAGAAGTATCCGCATTTTCTCCTTTTACCAAGCCTATCTTTGTTCCAGGCGACTATTCGTTTGCAACAAATACAGACGGAGCAAATGACGCCGAGGCCTACAACACGGCTATGGAAAACAGGGTGACAAAAATAATTTTAAAAGATTTAATGCCGGCTAGCACACCTTTAGACGTTGTTGGTGTTGAGGTTTTACAAAGCTTGAGCAATTCTCCAAGCGTGTTTACGGTTAAAGAGTTTGCAAGAAAAGACTTTTACAATGTTAATACTTCCAACTTTCACCCGGCCTCAGCACTACCTTTGCATCGAGGAACTTCGTTTGAAAGCGATAGAAGGTTTAACAACGTAGGTACTTTTGAGATAGATTCAGAACTAACTGGTACTGTTATTGAGAATGAACAACTACTGAGACCTTTTGATAATGTACCAAGGAAAGCGCTAGGGCAATGTATAACAGCTAACAGACTTATATTTGCTAACTATGTGCAAAACTACGACATAGCCAACATCAATGGTGATCCAATAGAAATAGATTTAGATTTTGGTTTAAAATATTGGCCTGGGGAAAATAATCCTTTTTACAATATTTATTCAGGTGTTTCTGCTAGCGATAGTGGTACCGCTCTAAATCTAACCGCAGCGAACTACGATATAGAACCAGGACAATTTATATCTGGAATAGACGCAAACGGTGATGCTGTAACAGGTGGAACAACAGTCGCTTCGGTAACGGATGACGACACTCTAGTGGCGTCGGCAAACATTGAAAACATGAACATTGCTGATGGTGCTACATTTCAATTTTACAACAAGAGATATGCTGTATCAACAAAAGAGTCTTTAAAGTCTAATAGAACATACGAAATTGGAGTCGTTTTTAGAGATGAGTATGGTAGAGAAACACCTGTTTTAACTAGCAAGAAATCTTCGCTAACGGTTTCAAACTATTACTCTCCAAGTGTAGTGAAGCCTTACATCAGGATGAATAGCGAGGTTCCTCATTGGGCTAAGTCTTATAAGTTTTATATAAAAGAAACTTCAAACGAATACTACAACGTACCTCTGTACAAAGCTTACAACGCATCAGAGCACGAGACCAACGGAGAGGCTTGGTTGCTATTCAACTCTTCTGAGTCTAACAAGATAAGCGAAGGTGATACTTTAACACCAAAAAATGCGCACGGAACCAATAACTATCAAGGGTCAGTTAGAAACGAAAAACAACCAGAGTACAGGGTTTTATCCAAAGAGACAATTGCACCAACATTAGCGACAAGCGTTAACGGTGCTATCATAGACTATCCAGATAGACTCGGTAAGTTCTATATAAAGGTTACTAACGATGCTACGTTAAGAGCTACCATAGGATCAGACTTTAGCGGTAACGACGACTCTATTGACACTGACGCTAATCCTACTATTTTTGAAACAAAGCCAGATCCAGACGTAGGGCTAAATATATGGTATGAAGCTTCTCAAGCATATCCAGTGAAGTTAGATGAAAAATCAATATACGACGTTATTCAGTTTGGCTCTGTAACAGGAGACTCATCGGAGTTAGGTGATGCTATTGAAATATTCACCAGTGGAGCAGACGGCATTTCAACTAGGAACGCAAGTGCGGATAGGTTTGGACTAGACGAACACCCTTTTAGAGTTACTGCTATAGGTAGTCTTGACGAAGCTAGTGGAAGTATACCTATAACTATAAACTCTTCAGACGCTATTGTAACCAAAGTTGATATACCGGTAGGGGAGCAGAAGGGTTCTATATTTTTTATCAAACAAGACGGTTCAGCAGTAGCTTTACAAATTTGTTTTGATGGACCTAACGTTAGCGCCTACTCTGGGACAGGTGGAAATAACATGAAAATAGATGTGTTTCCAAACACTTCTAAGTCTTCTGATGGTGCTAACGATTCAGGATTTGCAGGGTTCTTAAACTGGTACAACTCTTTCTCTCACGGAAACGGCGTAGAGTCTAATAGAATAAGAGATGACTTTAACGAAATAACAATAGATAACGGTGTTAGAGCATCTAGTACGTTTGAAAACTACAGAGAAGACCATAGAAAGCATGGAATTATATTCTCTGGACTTTATAACTCAAACAGCTCTACAAACAAGCTAAATCAATTTATACAAGCCTTAGCTATAACGAAAGACTTAAATCCAGAGTACGGTAGCATACAAAAACTTTTCTCAAGAAACACTGATGTCTTAGCTTTTTGCGAGGACAAAGTCTTAAAAATACTAGCAAACAAAGATGCTCTTTTCAACGCCTCTGGAAACACTAACTTAACATCGGTTAATGCTGTGCTTGGTCAATCGATACCTTTTTCGGGGGAGTATGGTATATCTACAGATCCAGAATCTTTTGCTGCAGACGAATATAGATGTTACTTTACAGACAGGCAAAGAGGAGCCGTGATAAGACTTTCTAGAGATGGCGTAACACCTATAAGTGATATAGGAATGTCTGATCATTTTGGAGATTTATTTGCTAAAACATCCGCTATAGTAGGTAGCTATGACACTAATAAAGGAGATTACAATATCACCGTTCACAGCACTAAAAGTAGTGGCGTATTAGATAAGCAGTCTATTGTAAAAAATGTAGAAACAGTATCTTATAGCGAATCATCTAAAGGCTGGGTTAGCTTCAAGTCCTTTATACCAGAAGCCGGAATAAGCATAAACGACGAGTATTACACTTTTAAGAACGGTATGATGTACCTACATCATTATGACGCTGGTAGTAGTTTCTTAGCCTTTCCGTGTGGTACATTTTACGGGACAACACACGAGTGTAGTGTTACACCTGTACTTAACGATGTTCCCGACGCTGTAAAGAGCTTTCAAACACTTAATTACTCCGGAACTCAATCTAGATGGAAAAAAGATATTACAGCAACTTTAGCTTCTCAAACAAACTCTGGATCAGCTGTATTAACGTTCACAACGGACATCAACGTTCCAACAGGTATGACACTAACCGCTAATGTAGCGGGCGTTCCGGCTGGAACCACTGTTTCTTCTACGGCAAACGTTCTCACTGATGCCAATCAAGACAGCTTAATAGTTACAATGTCAGCAAATGCAACCACGAATATTGCGGCTGGTTCTATAGTTACTTTTTACGACTTTGAATTTTACAACAACTTTGCCGCTAACGCTGGCTTTGGTGGAGAATCTTCAGGATGGTATGTAGATTCTATTACCACAGACTTGCAAACGGGTAGTATTAGTGATTTTGTAGAAAAAGAAGGTAGATGGTATAACTTCATAAGAGGAGAGAAGACAACTTGGACCAATGCTTCTGGACTAACCGTGGCAACTGGAGTTGCTCTTACGGATGCAGTTGGCAACCTAGATCCTAGAGAGTTTTCCTTCCAAGGCGTTGGAGCTATAACCGGCGATGGCACTATAAACTTAGTTGGAACATCAGCGGCGAATAACGCAATTAAGATTTTTGATACAGCGGACGTTGATATTATTGGTCAAGCAAATTTATATACTACATCTTCTATTACGGTATTTAACGTTGCTGGAGCGCAAACTACCAGCCATAATTTAGTTATAACGCCGGACGACGGAGTGTTTATACAGGCATCTGACTTTATTGCTGGCAACGGAACCGCTTCTTCTGGTACTACTTTTACCCACGGCACAAACGACGTTAGTTTTACTATTGGTGGAAATACATTTATATCTACTGTTGTCTTCTCAAACACAGCTACAGCAGCCCAGCTGCTTGTTGGTTTTACAGGTAACACTGTTATAGCTACGGTAACTCTCAACGGTTTCACTGTATCGGGTAATATGGAACTACCTGTTGATATAGATACATCGGCGGAAGGCACTGGTACGCAACCGGGATCAGGAGGGTTTGGTTCTTGGGAGGGTAGACTAAAACTCAAGACTAACAAGTTTATAGGACAAGACCATACTTTAGTCATAGACGACAACTCTGGAACTTCAACCACGGTTACTGCAATAGGTGGTTTGTTTGATGACTCTTGGGATGATGTTAGTTACCAAACAGGAACTGTTACATCGGCCGTTAGCAACAACGTGACCATTGGTATTGACGAAGATATTGCAGCTAACTTAACGGCTGGCGCAGCTGGTCACACTGTTAGGAATACAAACCAGTTTGGTGAATACGGAACTATGAATAGTGTTTCTGACGAAGGATCTACTACAAATATTGTTTTTGCGAGCGGTAAGACCGCAGCAGAAGATGACATATTAGAGTTCTTTAACGGCGCTGTTGAAAATTCAGGCTTTATTGGACTCTTGCAAATTGTAAGCCCCTTTGAGTTTGAAGTAGCTTTTCCTATTGCAAAGTTTTTAATAACTTGTGCTTCTAATCATCACATACACCCTATTGGTGCGTCGGTCTTCTCAACAACCAGCCCGAGCAACTTTACTTCAAACTTTATACCTACAGCCTTTAATGCTGCGGGTCTTGTGACGGCAGGAGAAGTACATCTTCAGGTGATGGTGCCTGATCCCAACGAACAAATTTCCAATAGCACGCTGCTAATAGCTTATCAAATACAATCCGACTAAACAAAAAAAAACATGGCATTAGGAGTTTTAACAATAGTATTACCTTACATAGCAAACGTTTCGCTGCAGAGTGGAGACACCATGTATTACTCGACTCCAATTACTTACGGAGATCACCTACATGTGCCTACGACGAATAACATAATCAAATCTGGAGAGTTATTGAGTATAGTTAGGAATATAAATGCTAACACCACTACGTTGGTGATACAGCACGATCTAAACGCACCTACTCCTACTACTACTTCTTACTTAATGTTTACTAAAGATAACCTAGCTAACAACTCTTCTTTGCTAGGCTACTACGCAGAAGTAAAACTAAACAATAACTCTCCTAAAAAGGCTGAGCTATTCAGCTTAGGCTCAGAGGCATTCATAAGCAGTAAATAGGCTGCTAAAACTGTGATTATAAAATAACATTATAATATTATGGCAAATAAAAAACCGGCACCAACTAAATTCGTAAGTGGCCTTGTTCAAATGGGCGTCAGCCTGTTTAACATGGGTAAGGTTAAAAAAGCGCAGCGAGAAGCTGAGAACGAGTTAAGAACAGAAATGGATGCTTTTAGGGCTTTAGACACTTCTAACCCTTACGCTGACATAGAAAACGCTTTTGAAGATCTAACTGTAAACACACAAGAAGCAGAGTTTCAAAGAGACTCAGCACAACAATCTCAAGCAAACATTCTTGGGAGTATGAAAGACGCCGCCGGAGGATCTGGTATCGGCGCCTTAGCTCAGTCGTTAGCGAATCAAGCTTCTACAGACGCAAGAAGATCTTCTGCTAGCATAGGCTCACAAGAAGCTCAAAACCAAAAGCTATCAGCACAAGGTGCGGCTAGTATGCAAAGTCAACAGGCGCAAGGTAAGGCTATGTCTCAGCAAATGGAAATGAACAAACAGTCAACACTTACCGGTATTGCTCAAACTAACATGCAAGAGGCTAATCAGAACATGGATGAAAACAATCAAATGCTCATGGGAGGCATAGGCAATGTAGCTGGATCTTTACTTAGTGGAGGTATGATGTATAAGGGTGGAGTTGGTCAAACAAGAAAACCGTTAAAAAAGAAATAGCATGGCTAAAAATAAAAAATCAGTACTTAAGCAAGACGTGACCTTAATTAGAGGTGCAAAAACAGGTGGAATTAAAGGATCTGACTCTAAGCCTCATCTAGGTAAAAAGGCGGTAGATGCTTTTACAAAAGCTTTTGACAAAAGTAAAAACAAAGGAAAAGGCGGTAAAAAAGATCCTGAAACAAGTAGTGGTAAGGAAGAGCCTGTATTTGATGCTATGAATGGAGTAGGTGGAGATAGCGGAGGTAGAGACAGACCTGTTGAAGGTTGGAGAAAGATAAGTGACGGTAGAAAAAATGTAAAAAGCAAAGACTCTGGGGATGGATACTATATGACTAAAGACGAACAAAGAGACTTAGTAGATAGATATATGTCTGAGGGAATGTCAAGATCTACAGCTAGAAGAAAAGCTAAAGATGCTAGAAAAGGAGCGCCAAAGTACAAGGCTCCACTGAAGCAAGCTAGTAGCGTCCTGGTTGAAGGTGCTAGAACAGGAGGTAGAAAAGGTAGTGACTCAAAACCTTTACTTGGGCCTACAGCTGTTGAAGCTTTCACTAACTCTTTTGATGACGCTTTTAATGCTGCTAAAGAAAGGCAAAAAAAAGTAAGAAAAGAAGTTGAGAACTTTGATACAGCAAGTAACAAAAAGGGCTTAAACGACTTTAAAGGTGGCAACATGCAGTGTGCTAATTTTTCTAACGATTCTAGAGACAAGTTATACAAGGCCAACAACTACGAGCAGTCTTGGGAATATAAAACGCTTAAAGGTAACAACAGAGGATCAGGATTAAACCTTAATAGTGGATTAAAACAACAAGCGCCAAACTCAGACGGCAAGCCTAACAGCTATGGATTAGGGTTTGACCCAAAAGCTGAAGCACAAGATGTCAATGACAAAATGTCAAGCTTAGTTTCAAATGTCAAGAACCTTCAAAAGCAAAAGCAAGAGTGGGTGGAAATGTCTGGCGGAGGCGCCGCTGGTAAGTCATTTTACTCTGCTGGCTCAAAAATGCAATACAAAGCTGCTTTGGATGATATAATGACAAAGAACGCAGACGTTAAAATTGATAAAGATGGAGAGATAACTTTTGAGATCATGGTTAATGACTCTTCTCAATTTTCAGATAGCATCGAGAAGCTAGGGCCTAAAAAAATAAAAGCATCGCTAGCCGACATAAGTGAGTACGTGTATCCAGTAGATAACATGGGTCAACTAGAGTTTTTGAAGTGGAAAAAAGAAGCACTCGCTAACACTAAGGAGAATTTAGATTTTGACGAATCAACTACTAAAGCTATCTTGAGTGGCGCTATTGGTCCTGACCATAATATAAACCACGGTAACCTAATGTCTTGGGCGATGGACGATGCTAATCAAGATGGCACAACTTTTATGGAGCATTATTTAGAAACATTTCCAGAGCAAACTTTTATATTTGATGGAACAATTGACCTAGACGAATTAATTGAAACTAGAGATGAAAAAGGAGAAATGCAAGAAGCAACAATAGCTCAAGCATTAAAACAAGAAATAATAGAGTATAACATAGAAAGACTTAGAAGGAATCACAATTCCTTAGCAAAGTCTAAAGGATTGAACAATGTAAGTAATCCTAGTTATGTGCTAGACAGCGTGGATGGTAGAATCTCAGCCAAAACAATTACAGGTTACGAATCGTAAAATAAAATATTATGCCAATTTATACATTATCAGACGGTAGGGAAGCTAACGTTGGACCAGAGAATGAAGAAAGATTTTTAAATGACTTCGCAGAGCTTGAGCCTAAGGTGAAAGAAGAAGATCAAGTAGAAAATACAAACATAAACTTCAACGAGCCGCCAGTCGAAGAGACTGAAAAAAAATGGACACACCCTGACTGGAGAGGTATTGACCCAATAAAAAAAGATCAAGATGCTGCTCCAATAGATGCGGGTGCAGTGTCGCAAGACGATATGGCATCCAACTCGGAAACTTCTTTTTCGGAGCGACTTACCAATACTAGGAACCTTGAACAGTTAAGGTACAATGATAGAAAGAAAAGCTTCATAGAGTCTCTTGAGGGCGACTACGCGTATGAACCAGGTAGAGAGCTTTCTGAAGAGGAGGACAATTTCTTTGAGCAAAGCTACCACCAAGAGCAAGTAGATTTAAGAGTAAATCAGCCTGAAAAGTTTGACGAAAAAAGCAAGAACTGGTTTAGTATGCTGACTGGTTCTATAAGAGAAGAGATAACTGGAATGTTTGATGATCTTTCTGATAAGGTTGTTTTTGGGTCAACGGTTGGCGACCTAAGCGAAGAGTTATACGATCAGTTTGCATACACTAAAATTCTACCCTATGCTGACGTTGAAGTTGTACAAGGAGAAGGTGGCGGCTTAGAATACGAGTGGACAACTAGAAAAGTTAGTCTAAACGACTATAGAGAAGGTATGGCTGATGTTTTTGGTGACATAATGCAGTTTACTGAAAAAGGTTGGGACGGAACTAAAGGCTTAGATGCTATAGGAGAGGTTAAGGAAAAAGGAGACGAAATTACCAACGAAGAATTTGACTTGCTTTGGAGCGAAATACTAGAAGCTCAAAACTCAGGTGTTGTTCCGGAAAGCGTACAAAGATTTCAGTCTATAATAGAAATAGAGTCTAAAGACACAAACAGAGGCTTTGGGTTTATAAAAGCAATGATTGATCAACCAACAGTGGCTTTACCTTTTCTAGGTAACATATTAGCCATGCAGATTGGTGCTAGTGTAAACTCTGAGAAAGTACGAGACAACGCTAAAAAAGGTGCCATATCAGTTGGTATGATGCAGGGTACGCTAGAGGCTGGTTTAGTTTCGGCTACGGGAGTTGGCGCGCCAGCAGCGCCCGCCGCATTTGTAGGAGGTTTTACTAAAGGAGCTATAAACGGCTGGATGGCTACATCAAGTGCTACTCTAGCTAACTACAACATATATTCTCAACTACTGCAAGAAGAGCTAGCTGACGCGTACGCTGACGGTAGAGTTTCTTCTGCTGACATGACGTACGAGAACTATATATCTATAGTTAGTGACGAGGATGTTTTAGAAAACATGAGAGTTAAAGCAAAGCTTTACGGAGCTACAATAGGTATTGTAGATCTTATAACTGGTTATGCCATTGGTAAAGTTATACCAAAAGTTGCCACAAAACCTAAGCAAGTTGCCACGACCGCTGTTATTGGTGGTACTGGGGGAGGTACTGGGGAGCTTAGTGCACAAGTTACATCTGGTGGTGTAAACATACAAGACGGCGAGGTTGCTTTTAACCTTGATGATGCTTACAACTCTATAAGAATGGACGAGGTAATGATGGAGATGGTATTTGGGCCTATGATGGAAGCACCTAACGCTATTGTTGCGGTGTTATCTACTCCGACTATAACCCTGGGTGGAGATAAAATGACTATGTCTCAAATTCAAAAGTATATAAAAAAGTCTTTTGAAAGCGGCGATGGCATAAGAAACCTAGCGACAGAGTGGAATAGCATGCTAGAAAACAACGCTTTTAATGGTCTGCCAGCTAAAGCAATTCAAGAATTAACAGACGCCATAGTCTTAAAACACGCAGAGACTTTAGTAGACGCATCCATAACAAATCCTGATTTAAGAATCAAGGTGGCTAAGCTTGAGCTAGAGATAGCTAGATTAAAGATTAGTGACAAAGAATCTGATAAAATAATATTAGAGCAAAAAAAAGCTGAGTTAAAAGATTTACTAGAAAACAAAGAGCAATACGGTTTTGACCAAGCGACATACGAGCAGCAACTAGAAGCTCAGGTTGACTACTTAAAACAACCTTTTAGGAGAAGTGCTGAAATAGCTCAAAAAATGGCTTTAGAAATTGATACAGACCTACTGTATACTGAAACCACTGCAGAGTACTTTGGGCTCAGACAAGCTTTACTAGAGCAAGGTGCTACTAGCGATGAGGCTGGAACAAACCCTATAATTGCTGACGACTTAGACCCTGGTCAAGTAATATATATTGACGGCAAAAGAGTAGCGTTAGTCAACATCGAAGCAGCGGCTAAGAAAAACGCTATAGGAGTAGAGTTTCACGAGCTATTCCACGTCGTGTTGGATTTACTAGGTTTTACGACCGAAGAGCTTACAGCTATGACAACTGATTTTGTTAACGCTTTGAGTGACTCTGATAGAGACATGCTCATTAAAGAGCTTGGCGACAGAAAATATTTGGACGAAGATGGCAACTTAAAAGACTCTGAACAAGAGTGGTTGGCAGTATTTTTTGATTTAGTTTACACTGGTGAAATAAAGCAACAAACCTTAAGCGACGCTACGTGGAGAGATATAGCTAACAAACACTTCCCCAAAGTTTTTGGTAAAGCTGGGTTTGAGCTTGCTAAGTTTGAAAGTGGAGCAGAGGCTTATCAGTTTATATTTGACTACATTGGAGCTATTGAAGCTGAAACTTTTGAAGGTAAAGGCTTTTCTCTACCTAAGGTGTCAAAACCTAGTGTGCAGTCTGACAAGGAAAAAAAGTTTAGAACAGACAAAAGATCTAAAGAGCAAGTAGAAGAGGATGTTAATGATCTAGTATTTGGTCTAGATCAAGAAACTTATTTTGACAAGTTTGACGAAATATACAAAACCATAATACAAAGAGGTGATTTTGACAACCTAATATCCGCTAACGACAAGATAAGTAAAACGCAAGCACAAAAAAAACAGTTTATAAAAGATGTGCTAACTAATATGACTGGCTATTTTAGAAACTTTAATCCTGAAGATAACGATAACTTCTTTGCCTATGGAAACTCTCAAATAAAAAACAGGTCTGCTTTAGTAGCTAATAGAAGACTAAAAGAAATTGAGCTAGAACAAAAGTCTTTAAGCCTTGATGACGAAAGTGTTTTTATAGACGACATAGCTGACAATACAACTACAACAACCGTAGAAGCCGAAGAAGCGCCATCTCTGATCGCTAACACTAAAATTAGTAGCAATATAAAAGCTAAAACATTAGAGATCGTTAGAAGCGCTATAATAAAGCTTGGCGTAAAATTTGACGAGGGCAAAACAAAAACAAAAACGGTTTCACCTTTTATATCGGACTTTAAAAAAGAGGTTGGTGATGCTCCGGGTGGCAAAAAAGGCATAAGCACTTTTGCGGCTGAGATAAGAAACGAAATTAATAAAGACCCTGAAGCATATCTTATAGAAAATATGTTTGGTATACTTCGTAACTCCCCGTTAAGCTGGCTAGAGAAAAACTTTCCTAACATGGTGTTTAAGTCTGTAAATGGCGTACTAACTCTTGATTGGAAAGGTAAAAAAATAGATAGAGAAAAGTCTGCAGAAACTGGTAACACAGCTGGTCCACAGATAAAACAAAGAAACAATAAAATAACAATAGGTGATCAAGAATTTTTAGATCACTTTATGCCAAGGGATTCTAACGGTGTTAGAAAGAAAAAGCAAATGCGCTTTGAGAGCATAGTTAAAATGCTGGCACAAGAGTATAGCTTAGAGACATTGGCTGAAGAATTAGAAAACGAAAACAGCGAAATATCAAAACTTGTAGACGACATATCCGGATTAAGAGATGTTGTGCTAGCGGAAAACTACGCGTCTGAGTTTAAAAAAGATATTGAAAGAGGTAGTACCAAGAAATACAGAGGTTATGCTGATGCTAGTACCGTAGGTAGAAATGCTCTAGAAATAGTAGGCCTAGCTAGAAAGCACGGTTATAGATCCTCACAGTTTGATGACGCTATAGCTAATCTAGGTATTGACCCTGATTCAAATACTTTAACAACATTCATGGGCTACTTAGATTGGTTTCACGATAGACCAACTAAATTTAAAACTCCGTTAAAGTTAGAGTATGTAAACAACAACTTTCCATACTTTGCTAAGCAGCTAAAAACCTATCTTGCCACAAACATTAGTAGTGATAAGTCAAAAAAACAGTTAGTTAAACTCAACACTAAGCTGCTTTCTTATTTTCCGTCTAAGCTGCTAAACGGTATAAACGGCGCTAAACAAATCTTTGATTTAGTAGGTTCTATAAGAATACTTCAGGGTGGAAAAAATGGACCTAAGTATCAAAACGACTTAAGTGTAAAAATAGACAATAGAAAGAAAGCTAGTCTTCCTGGTAAAATTGATATAGACTTTGAAATTGACAAACTCAAGCTCGTCAATGCTGGTCAAGGTATAGCCTTAAGAATAGAAAAATTCTTACAGCAAGAGTTTGGCAGCATACAAGAAAAACAAGCAGCTTTTGATGCTGAGTTTGGAGATACTATAAAAGAAATAAATGAGAACAACCACGGCTTTATTAAGTTTAATGTTAAAGCAATGATTGATCTAGTGGCTATAGATCCTAATAACTTAGTTGGAGTTCTTAGACACCTAGAGGCTAGCACAAACAACACGTCTGGCTTCTTGAGAGCCTATACTAACATATCTTTAGTCCAAATATTTGCAGAAGATCAAACGCCATCTACTAAACACCCGTTGTACAAAGAGGCTATAAAATACGTTAACAAGTACAATCCTAAGCTTGACACTGAAGGTAAGAAAGAGAGAGCCTTAGAGTTGCTAAGAATAAAAGGAGAGCACGTTACAGCTTCTGCTAACATGGAATTTGAGTTAGCTAAGATAATAATGAAGTATGGTGAGCTTATAGCTAAAAATCCAAGCGATAAGAAGCTAATACAAGCTGAGTTAGACGTTGAGCTTAACAACGTGTTAGACGGTTACGATCAGGTTTTTGGTGCTGAAGTGTTATTCTCTAATATTGACAAGCGACCAGGAGGTACAACAGACCCAGGCGCGTATACTAGATTTGACGATGTCAAGAAGTATCTGCCTACGTATCACAATCCAATAGATGGAACAGATGGGGTTTTAACTCAGTCTAACAAGATAAACAAGAAAATAAAACTTGCTTTAGCAGACATTAACGATAGAATAGCTCAAAGTAAAAAATATAGAGCTGCATCTAACCCACAGTCATCAGGCGTCACTATACTAGACTTTGATGACACGGTTGCTGAAAGCGCTTCTCAAGTTATAGTAATACAACCCGACGGAAAGCAGTATCTTATAGACGCTGCCACGTTTGCTAAGCAAGGGCAAGATCTTCTTCTGCAAGGTAACACGTTTGACTTTAGCCAGTTTAACGAAGTTATAGACGGTAAGCCAGGTCCTTTCTTTAAAAAACTAAAAGACAGAATAGCTAAGTATGGTAACGAAGATGTTTATATACTGACGGCTAGACCTGCTGAAGCGGCCCCTGCTATATTCGAGTGGTTGAAAAGCCAAGGTGTAAATATAAAAAGAGAAAATATAACAGGGTTAGCTAATTCTACTCCTGAGTCTAAGGCTTTATGGACTACAGATTTAATAACTGAAAAAGGCTACCAAAACGTTTATTTTGCAGATGATGCAGAGGCTAACGTTCAGGTTATGGATTATGTACTAACGCAAATAGAAGGTATAAATTCAAACGTTGTATTAGCTCAAAAAAAATATAGATCGAAAAAGTTTAATCAAATATTAGAAGAGTCTTCTGGCTTTAGGGCCGATCTAACGTTTTCTGAAGTTGTTGGTAGACAAAAAGGTAAAAAGAAAGATAGTATAAGAGTTTTGCCTTATTCAGCCGATGATTTTGAAGGTTTGATATATCAATTTTTAGGAAAAGGCGAGCAAGGTGAAAAGCATTTACAGTGGTTTAAGCAAACGCTGCTAGATCCGTTTGCAAGAGGAGTAGACTACATGAATAGAGAAAAGCAGGCTATAATGAACGACTATAGAGCTCTTCGAAAAAACATGCCTAATGTAAGAAAAAAGCTTGGTAAAAAAGTAGATGGAACAGAGTTTACTTATGGTAATGCCATTAGGGTTTGGCTCTGGGATAAGGCTGGCTACGATATGACTAAATTCGGTTTGTCAAAAAGAGACTTAGCTACAATTAAAAAGATAATCAATTCTGACGCTGAGCTACAAACATTTGCTAATGCCCTTGGCGCTCTATCAAGAAGAGATGCTGGGTATATAAAGCCGGAGGACTCTTGGATTGCAGGAACTATAGCTAGTGACCTAGAGAATATTACGACAAGAGTAAACAGGAAAAAATTCTTAGAAGACTTTTTAAGAAACAAAGAAGAGATATTTACAGACGAAAACATTAACAAGCTAAGAGCTATATACGGTAACAAGTTTGTTGAAGCGTTACTAGACGGCTTGTATAGGATGGAAAACGGTACTAACAGGGTTATGGGTAGTTCCAGAATTGTAAACAGATGGAATAACTGGGTAAACAACTCTGTTGGCGCTATTATGTTCTTTAACGCTAGATCAGCCGTGTTACAGACGTTGTCTTCTGTCAACTTTATAAATTGGAGTGACAACAACGCTGCTTTAGCCGCGGTTGCATTTGCTAACCAACCTCAGTTTTGGAAAGACTTTTCGTTTTTGTTTAACTCTGATTTCTTAAAACAAAGAAGATCTGGTTTAAGGACAGATGTAAACCAAGCTGAGCTCGCTAGCTCTGTAGCTAACTCTGATAACAAAGCTAAAGCCGCTTTAGCATACTTGCTTAAAGTAGGTTTTTACCTACGCAAATAGCAGATAGTTTTGCTATCGCCTCCGGTGGTGCTACGTTCTTTAGAAACAGAACTAAAAAGTATACTAAAGAAGGCATGACTTTAGCTGAAGCTGAGAAGCAAGCGTTTATGGATTTTCAAGAGGTAGCTGAAAAAACTCAACAATCAGCTAGACCTGACAAAATATCACAACAACAAGCATCTGCTCTAGGGAGATGGTTGCTAGCGTTTCAAAACACACCAATGCAATACAATCGATTGATGTATAGAGCTGGTCAAGATTTAGCGGCAGGCAGGGGTAATAAGCTAGAGAACATATCTAAAATAATATATTACGGTGCTGTACAAAACCTTATATTTGCGTCTTTGCAGTCTGCACTATTTGCTTTTGCCTTTGATGATGAAATAGATGAAAAAGAGCAACAAAAACTTGAACAGAAGCAAGTTAGAATAATTAATACTATGCTTGACTCTGTTCTGAGAGGTACTGGCGTTACTGGTGCCGCAGTGGCAACTATTAAAAATACTGTTATGGAGTTTTTCAAGCAGGAAGAGAGAGGCTTCACTGGTGATCACGCTCAAACTCTTATACAAGTAGCTAATTTATCACCTCCAGTTGGTATTAAGTTTAGAAAGATATACTCAGGTATACAAAGCTACACCTATAACAAAGATGTTATACCGTATATGCTTGCAGAAAATCCTGTTGATATTAAAAACCCCGCTTACAACGCTGTGACAAACGTAATATCAGGGTTTACAAACGTTCCTGTTGACAGAGTACTAAACAAGGTTAACAATATGGTGGAAGTTTTAGATAGTCAAAACGAAAGCTGGCAAAGAGTTGGTTTAACTTTAGGTTGGAATACTTGGGATTTAAATATAGAAAAAACTGAAGTTGAAGAAGCTAAAGAAGCTGTTGCAAAAATAAAGGCCGATGCAAAAAAGGCTAAGCAACAACAGTGTACCAAAATAAAGTCTGACAACGAACGATGCAAGATGATGGTTGACAAGCCAAAAAAGAGATGTCACTATCACGATTAACGTGTAATAATTATTACTATGAAGTATATATTTTTACTACTATTGTTTTGCAACGTTGCAGAAGCTCAGATCAAAAAAGCATTTAAATTTTCTACGTTTTACGTAGCTACTAATGGTGGTACATCTTTGTCTGACAGAGATGTATACTCTGTAGATAATAGTACTTTAGTGTACGACACTGTATTCACTCCTTTTGACTACTCATTAACAATGGGTATAAGAAAGATAAAGAGATTTCCATACGAAGCTAGAACTCAATTCAAAGACGGTTTAGAAACTTCGTTTTCAGATGCTGCTAGCGTTGGACTATCTCCGTTTGAGTATCTGTTTGAGCTAGACTATAGAAGACAAGAAGGTGTAGAGTACTTTGATCAAAACCATTTTTTAAGATATGTTAAGCCGCTATGGTTAGCTAAGGTGGAATACTTGAAAGAAGGATTTGCAGATATAGAATATTTTGAGTCTACTGCTAGACTAAGAATAAACTCTAAAAAGAAACTATCTTTTAATATTGGTGCTGTCAAC